GCTGATTTGGCTTCATTCAAGCTTCCATTACCTTCAAGCAGGTCATTGAATGCGTTGCCTAGTGATTTCAAAGCGCCGCCGAATGAATCTCTTGCAGCTGTAGCAGATCCGCCAAACTGAACTTCCAATTCTTTCAGGATTATTTTTTGAGCCTTTGCTTGCTCGCCAGATTCCCAAAGTGACTTGATAACTTTTTTCTGGTCTTTGGAAAACTGAATGCCTGCGCGTGATAATGCGCCAAGGTTTGCAACTGGATCATTCAGGGCTTTAGCTAACTGAAGCGCTGAAGATTGCAGGTCTGTTCCCATACGTTCAGATAGATCAAGAACAGCCATTGTTGTTGCTGGAAGAACATCACCCTTCAGATTGGTGAACGTCAGAAGGATTGATTGCATTCCAAGAATGGCTTCATCACCAAAATTGGTGACTTTCTGCATCCCTGCCGCCATCTTGCGCAATTCATCTGTAGTGAAACCAGCGCCGCCGCCTGTTGATCTTATTGCCTGATCAAGCTGGCGCGTCACCCGTTCTTGTTCTGCCGTGAGGGAAATGATTTTTCCCATCGTCAAACCAAGGCCGAGCGAACCAAGCGCGGTTCCTAATCCGCCAAATGATTTTTTTAACTTTCCTGTGGCTTTTACATTTTGATTTGATTGTTTTTCAAGTTTATCAAGGCGCTTTGTTGCTTTTAGAATATCCTTTGAATCAATCTCTAAACCAAGTTTTGCAATATCTTCAGCCATCAGAACGCCTTAATTTGTCAAGTTTCAGTAAAGTTTCAACTTCCCAAGGTGAAAGCTGGCTTCCTGTTGTGTGCTGATATGAGGCTAGTTCCGCAAACGTAAGCTGTTCACAAAGGCCGATCAATTCAACATACAAATTCCATAAATAAACCAGATTCAATTCTAATTCAGGTTTATTTGCGTATGGTTCAGGCTTAAAGCCTTGAGTTTTTTCAATTTGTTTCCAATGAGCTAACCGACTTATTTCAGAGCCTTCTTCAACCCCATATGCGTGAAAGTTCCACTTTGCATATTCAAGAAGGCTTTCGGTTAGCCCTTGGTAAAATTTTTCCTATCAGTTATAAATTTGTCAACCTGACCTTGAAGATAGGGCGCATTCATATAAAGCTGTTTTGCTTTTTCTTTGCTGAATTTCAACTCTTTGCCTTTGCTCGTAAATCCGCGCCAGCCAACAGTTATTTTTGAAAGTGATTCAGCAATAACTTCAATTTCATCAGCACCTTCAAGCTTTTTCAAACTGGCTTGCGACATCAAACCGCGCCAAGCCTTTGAATCAAGTCCTTTCAGTATTAAAAACATATCAAGTTTTTCACCGAATTCATTGCAAACTTGCATTTCAGCGCCTTTCTCATGAACCTCTAAAGTATAGAGTTGTTCAATATCTGTCATGGTTTTTTCCTTTTTCAGTTATTTATACAGGATTTCTTTCAACAGTCAGCTGGCTTCCTTCAGTGCTATCATAAAGCGCAGTAAACGGAAGCGCGATTGTCACTTCACCTTCACCATCAACATCAGGCTGACCGCCCGTATATTTGATATTTGGGAAAGTGAAATCATATGTGTTGCCAGCAGGATCTTGAAGAATAACCTGAAGGCTTGAAGCTGTTTCATTCAGGAATTTTTCAAGTAATGTTTTGCTTTGGAAAAACGCGGTTAATGTACCTGTAACGCGTGATTTTCCGATTGAAGGTTCTTCAGTTACATCAGAGCCAACAACAAACAACGGATTCAAGCCGTTCTCAAGCGACATTTCAAGGCTTGTCACAACTGCGATTGCTGAACCGCCTTCATTGATTGAACCGCTGAACGAATCAAAAGGCTCAGTTGTTGTTGCTGCGTTGTAGCTTGAACCTGCAATTGCACTTGTAGCAATCGCGGTATCTTGAGCAATGCAACCAAATGAACCTGTGATCATGGCATCAGGCGCAATATTAAGACTGAATGAATTCAGTTCAAGCCCTGTGTAACGGTGATATTCAGGCGTTGCGATATTTGCGAACTGTCGTTCAACAGTAAAGCTTCGGCGTGTTGTGCCTGCCTGAAGTTGATCAATACCAACTGAAGGCGTATCGGAAGCCCAAGTTCCACCAAGCAAAGCTTCAAGAAAATCATCAAACGTGCCATAAGATAATTCAAAGCCAATATCACCAGCAATGGATTTGTTACCGTGACGAAAATGCGCGATTTGTCGATCAGAGCGAATTTCAGCCGATTCAAGTGCTGTTTTTGATGCGCCAATACTGCATGAAGTGTGACGAACATCATCAAAAGTGGGCGTTGCTGGCGTTGATCCATAAGTGGACTCAGCAATGTACGCCATTGAATGCCTTGCCCCTGTTGCTGTTTTAGCCATTGTTTAAGTCCTCGCGTCTGTATAAGAATAATATAAAATTTCAATTGGTATTTGATACCAACCATCAGCATTCTTGGCGGCTGGTTGCCTGCTCACATTTCTGATTGTCACTGTTCTTCCATTATAGGTCAAATCTGTTCCGCGTTTAAATTGATCCGCAATAAGATCAGCCATCACATAAGCTTCATTTTTTCCTTGTCCGGCTTCAGCAAAAACATCAATTTGATAAATCCCTGAATTAATATCTTGCCCTGAATCGCCCAAGCTTGCTTGAGTTGTGTCAGCTGGTAAATGTGTTGCCCTTGCGTATAGCGTTCCGAGGCTTGGTTCATAATTATAATTTTCCCAAGCAATAGGCGGCTTTCCTGCCATGTTGTTCAGGTTATCATCAAGCGCAGCTGATATATCAAGAAATACACTCATTTTCTGTTTTTTCTCGCGTTGCGTGAAACCGTTGTCTCAAATTCCGTGATTGTCACTTTCACCATACCTGAAGGCGCTTGACCGCTTGATCCATTTTCAATGACACCAGCATAAGGCAAATTATTCACAAAGAAAACTGAATGACCAAGCTTTGCAGCTTTAACCCTTTTTGAATAATCTTCGCCTGAAGCGTCAATCATGGTTGATGGCCTGTTGATTGTTGCATACCAATTGGCGCGAAGCCTGCCAGTATCAACAGGCGTTCTTTTGACAATCTTTCCAAACAGATCAAGCGCTGTTCCGTGAAAAATAGCCAGCGCAGCTTTTTCAACTTTGGAATTAAATTTTTGAATGTCAGTGTTAAAACTCATTTTCTTAACTGCAACTCATAAACAACAACGGTTCCGGCTGGTGATGTTTTTTTCACATTCATCACGCGGTATGATTCAGAGTCAATTGAAACTGTATCATCGTTTTCTGGCGCTGTTGTTGTAGCTTCCAAGAGAAAACGAATGTCACCACGCTGAACAACAACATCATCAATTTCAGCTTTATTATAATCAAAAGCCGCGCCATAACCTGTGAACGTCGATTCGCTTTTTGTATTTGCGCCAGTAACCGGATTAAAAGCGGCCGAACCAGCCCTTGTGAAAGTTACTTGCTGCCCTTTGTCCTGCAACAGACTTGAAGCAACAGATTTCAGGTTATTATAAAAATCAGCCACGGATAGCCACCGCATTTATTCCGCCAGCGCCGGATCTTAAAAGTTTTTGAATCTTGGTGTTTGCCGCTACAAGATACGTTGAATTTCTTGCGCCATCCATGTATTCAACTTCAATATCGCCAACCTTTTCTTTCTTGGTTGCGCGTGATTCATTCGCCAGCGGATTGTTGCCGCCATCAATACCGATTGCCAGTTCACATTGAACATCAATCAACGATTGTGGAATTGCGTCTGAAGCCAACTCATATGAATCAATAACAACGCCATAACGAGGCCATTGAAGCGGCTGATCTTCAGAATACTTCAAACCCTTGAACGGTTGCGCTTCAAGATAATCCATTGCTTGAATCAATAAAACCGCCGCTGTTCCTGAAATAGTGATTCCGCGATCAGTTGCATAAGTAGAAAAATCCGCTTCACTCACATAGGAATTCGCGCCTGTAACAATTGTTCCATCTTCAACGGTTATTGTTGCCATTTTAAACGTCCTCTATCCATCCGAACCATGAGCCGCCAACAACTGCGGCTTTGTCTGTTGTTAATGATAAAGCAATTACCGTTCCGGCGCTGAATTTTAGTGGAACAGGGAAATTATATGCTATTGAAGTATCTTGCAGCCCGATTCCGCCATGAGGGAAAAGGATCATTGGCTCAACATATTGAAAAGCGTCAAGTTCTGTTGCGACCAATTGCATAAATACACCAGCCGCCGCCGTTCCTGAAACAGCACCGCCAACAGCGCCAGCAACAAAAGCTTTTTTATTTGCTGGAATCATTCTTGCGCTTGATGAACAGCGCAGTTCATCAGCTGAAATCAATGAATAAGTTATTCCGCCATTTGACGCGCTTATATCACCAGCCGCATAAGGATCGGTTCCATATTCATGAACGTGCATACAATTAATGAATCGAATATCAGTTGCGGTTGTCAAAACAGGCGTTAAGCCATCAAGCGTGATGATTTCAGTTTGTTCAATTAGATTTGCATCGAGATAATGAAGTTCAATCTTGCGAATGTTTGTTCCGGCTGAATCATCAGCGGCATCAGTGCTGACAATTGACATTTGAACGCCAGCCGAATCAGGCAATGAGAATGTGCCAGCAGGCCAGATAACTTGATTTGTTTCCGCGCCTGAAGCTTCTCTTTTTCCATATGAGCCGTAAGCTGAAGCGCTTGAAATTTTGCCTCGCGCAACGTCGAGCATATATGAATCAACGGGAAGGCGGTTGTTTCTTGTTACTTTTACGCTTGAAGTATCTTCCCCATCTGCAAGCGTTTCAAGGCCAATCCCGTGATTCATTTTTGATTATTCTTTTGTTTCAGCGTCTTGCTTTTTGGCTTTCTTTTTAGCAGGCGCTTTATATTCAACATGATCTTTTGTCATGTCAGATCTATTAATGACCATGTAACCATCATCATTATCGGCTTTAACTGTGACTGTTTCACAAGTTTCATTGCTCATGGAATTTTCCCCTCAGTGAGATTTAAAAAAGGGATGAGGCGTGAACCCCATCCCATAGCAGGTTTTATCCAAGCAGTAATGCAGTATGTTCAGGCTTGATGTTTTTAACACCCCAAGCAAGACCAACTTCATAACGAACTTTTTTATAGCCTTTGTACATTGCAAACTCAAGCGATAAGCCAGAGCGCGGATCAGTGATGATCATTGCATCTTCAGCTTGATCGCCTTCTTCCGGCATTGCTGGCGCACGTGTAGCCAGTACCAGAGCAGAACGAGCAAAGGCCATGTTGCGCGCTGAACTACCAACAACGGTGATTGCTGTTGCTGAAGCTGCGATTGCAACGCGAAGTCCGGGCTCTGCAATAGTGATTGTGTCACCAGAGGCAGGGTTCGCACCAGCAAAGCTAACTGAAGTAACAACATACTTATTTGTATCACCAGCAAGCGTGATGATGTCACCAGCAGCAACAACGCCTGTTCCGGCTGTTGCCAGTGTCAGCGTAGTTGCACCAACAGCATAACCAGCGTTATCGGTTGTTGCAGAAGCCATAGTGCCAGCCGTGAAAGTATTAATTTCATTTGACTCGCGTACAGGCATGCCAGCCAGATCAAGCAACACACCTTGACGAAGCATTGAATCAGTACCAGCAGCATTAACCGCTGATTGCTTACCAAGGAAGTTTGCGCCAGCAGTTGTATCAATAACAAGCTGCGGATCAACAGCACCGCCATTGTCCTTCAGGATCTTCAGAACATTGGAAGCATCAGTGTAATCGTTAGCAGTACCAAATGGAGTTGTTGCAGGCGTACCGTATGCGCGGCTGAAAGTTGTATGCAGATCGCCAAGATCCGATTCAACTTCATTCACACAAGCGCGGATTGCTTGCGCAATTTTGCCAGCGCGGTGATTCATGTAACCAACACCGTTGTTCAAAGCCTTGTTGTCATTACCATTGAAGCCGAACGGGAATGCGCGTTCTTTGCTAATAGTCATTTGAACAGGCGTTGAAGTTAAGCCAGCAGGTTCGGGCGCGGTCATTGCTGGTGTAATATCTACGCCAGAAATAACAGGTGAAACATCAACAGTGATGTTTTCATCTTTTGCAGCGCGTTCAGCAGAACTTGACATTGTGACAGCAGGAATAACGCCTGTCAGTTCACGTGAAACTACGTCAAGCGCTTCGTAAATATCGGGAATAATCGCCGTTAAAGTATTCTCAGCCATTTTTTAAATCCTCTTATAGAATGGACAGTTAAAAATTCAAGATTTAAGCGTCAATTATGCTGCCGCCATCTTTTGTGAATTTTGCTTTTGCAACTGGATCAAGTTTGTCGAACTCAGCGCGTGAAATTTCTTTTGCAGCACCGCCGCCATTTGATCCGCCGCCAGCACCGCCGCCAGAGGATTGATTGCCTTTGATATAAAATGAATATCTGGAACTTCCAGCAAATTCGTCTTTTAAATTATCAAAGGTTGAAACAGTTAAGTGACCGTTTTCATCTGTGACTTTAATCCCTTCGTCAGTATATTTCAAGCGCTTTGCAATATGGCTTGCCAAATCTTCAGCCGCCTGTTCGTTTAATGGGTTCATTGCAACAGCAATTTTCATTGCAGCTGAATTCACTTCTTTGTTTTCAACAGTGCTTTTTAGCCCGTTGTATTTTTCTTCCCATTCAGAACGTGATTTTTCGCTTGATTCAAATAATTCTTGATAATTGCCTTCGGCTTCAGCTTTCTTGCGCGCTTCTTCACGCGCTGACCTTTCAGCTTCTTTCTTGTGCTTGTTGGCTTCGTTAATTTTCGCGGCAAGGCGCGCATTCTCAGCTTGCAGTTCAGCGAATTGTTCTGGCGTGATTGCGTTTTCTTCACCGCCTTCACCGCCTTCACCACCAGAGCCGCCGCCATTTTCGCCGCCTTCTTCGCCTGCATCTTCACGGAATTTTCTTGCTTGGAAACGTGTATGATTGAATTTCATTTTCTTTTCTCCCTTGGTCACTGACCAGTTTTGCTGAACTTCAGCTGTTTGCTTTGTCGTTTATTCTAAGATAAACGCCTTCATAAATATATTCAAAATCATCTTTTTCTGAAATATCAATTTCTTTTTCAAGTTTTTGCAGTTGTTTAATAATATCATCAGGCAACGGATCTTACTGTGATAGCTGAAACGCTTCATCAAATGCTTGGCTCATAATGAGTACCTCGTTAGAAAATCGTCATAAGTTCCAGCTGCAATACTTTCGAGCAAGTCAGCCAATATTGGGTCAACAAGGTCTTTTCTTCCTAAGTGATACAAAGAAAAGTTTTCCGCAAACCATTCATGTGAGTTTGATCCTGCATATTTTGTCGGCGTGACTGTTCTCAAGTTGCTTCTGAATATTCTGTCTAATGTGTTCTCAAGTGGTGGCGAATTATAGCCAGCTATGCTTTGAACATTGAATTGCTGGTGTACTTGATGCCCCATTTCATGAAAAATGGTTGATCGCATTTGAAGCGCTTCATCTTTGTAATATGATCCAGCTGTAAATGCTCTATCATCAAGAGAATCACCAACTTTCCAATTCAATGTTTTTTCATCAGGCTTCGGCCTTGCCGCCATTTTCGACAAATCTTTTTGCTGCCTATTGTAAGCATCAACTTTCTTGTTATAAGCAACAGCCGCTTTCCTATAGTCAG